TTCTATACTAATATCGGCAGTAAGTAATGGTGTAAAATCGGTCACTACCATAGTGATAGTAAGATACTAACGAAAAGAGGATTATCATGTGTATAGTTGTGTCCGTGCGTATATAAGTTCGTCTTCAAACCCGGGTTTAAAACCCTTAAAAACGGGTTTAAAACCCTCAAAACGCTCCGTGTTGAGTCATCAACACTTATTGTCCTTTCTTCGGCACCAAATAGGTTAAAAACAAAACTGCTCCGTCGTGTTTACAGTGTAGCCCTCTCCTGTAAAATTTAGACGTTAAATTCTGGCGTGGCGAAGCCATGTTCATTACTATTATTATTACGAAATACAAAATATACTATAACCTAATTATGTTTAGTTTTCTATTAAGGAGGACAGGAAATACGGTGTATCAGTGGTATTCTTTTCCTGGCTATCACAGATTTAGTGGTCTTAAAAAGACTTTTAAGATTAGGGCTACTTCTTACGAAGAGGCTTTAGAAAAGGTTAAGGATGATCATCCTGACTATGAATTTACTTCCTAAATAACATGGTTACTGTTTCTAACTTTTTTTTAACTACAGAGAACCCTTCTAAAGGGAATGATGACCATTTCGTTCCTGCTAATCCGTGTCCTCAAGGCTACGAGATAGCCTACCAGGGCTTTAAATGTGAACACTGTGACTGTAACAAGAAATATATCAAGCATTGTAAAGGAAGTGGCTTTACAGTTGCAGATACCGGAAGAGATTGTAGATAAGCAGATTAGGTATTTACTATCTTCTATCTACGATTTTACACAAGAGCCTACTCGCAAGTTTCTTATGATCCCACACTTTGGGAAGTTTGTTACTAAGAGTCCGCTAATGATTATTAAAACGCTTATTAAATATGAACGATCACAACCCTCTCTCGAAAACAGAGAGAAAATCTCCCGTCTCTTTGCCACCAGGCATGAAATTAATGCACGATCAATGTTTGATCCTTCTCGACGAGGTTCGGGAAAGTTCTAACTCTTCTTCTATTATTATACCTCTTTATATGGCGTATGAGACTGAGGGTGGTAGACCTGCTACTAAGATTTCAGATGTAAATTACCTTTCTAAGGGCACTCTGATGTATCCTTACTTAGATTTGAAAGTAGGTACTAAGGTATATGTATCTCCTTCTGCTGTATCTCCTCATTATCAGTTCTTTCTTGATAGGGATTCACTCGTACTTGAATTTGAAGGTATGATTCTTATCCCTCCTACTTTGATACAGGCTTATTTTGAACACGTTCGATTACCTGCTTGATTTTTGGACACCGGAGAATAAGGTTCTCTTTCCTTTAGATTTACCTTCTTCTCTTATGTGGGCTTATGTGTATTATTATCACTTAAAGTCGCCTACTTCCCATTTACCTCCTCGCTTACGGTTACTATCTTCTCAGAAGATAGATCCGTCTTTTGTACCTGATGATACTCTTATTCCTTTCTTCACTACTAAGAACTCTCTTTTACTTCATAACTGGGAGAATAAACTCCACGAAAGAGATCTCTTTATAAAGAGTCTTCCTTATGATGCTTCTAATTATAAGATGCTTGATGCTATGTTAGAGGCTACTTCTCTTATGTGGAAACAATACTTACAGATACTGTCTCTTATTGATAAGGATGGTACTGAGTCTAAATTATCTTTACTTGAACAATATGATTAGTCCTCACCATTCTTTGTTATTAAATGCGTCTTCTTTTATTAAGGATGCTGTTACTCCTACTTTAGGTCCTAATGGATCTGAGGTTATTATACATGATCAGTTTTCTTCTACTACTACTAAGGATGGGGCTACTGTGGCTAAGTTCCTGATTCCTCCCCCCGACATTGCTCCTATAGTTAGTATTATCAAACAGGCTGCTACCAACACTCTTCTCTCCCAAGGGGATGGTACTACTACTTCCATCCTTTTTACGACTACTCTTTTAGAGGATAGTATTAAGTACTTGATTTCGACTAATAAGTCTCCGGCTTCCCTTAAGCGGGAACTTACCAATCATCTTCCCCGTCTTATGCAATCAATTGATTCTTTTACGGTACCGTCCACTCCCGCCCATCTTCTTAATATTGCTACGATTGCGTCTGATAATGATCCTCTCACAGGAAAACTTATTTATGATCTCTATCAGGAGGTTACTCTTTCAGGGACTATTCTTATAGAGGATTCTCCTGCTCCCTATACTACTACCTCCATCACTGATGGGTATTCTATCGAGAGGGGGTTTATGTCTTCTATGTTTGCTGAAGATGGTAAACAGGTTTCTTTTGATAACCCTCTTATTTTTATTACGGATTCTAAACTTAAGTCTACGCAGGATATAGTACCTTTTTTAGAGTATCTTGTTAAGGTAGATAAACCCGGAGTTATTATTGCTGATGATTTCGATCCTCAGGTAATACAGTTATTGATTGTTAATACGCTACGTACGCCTCTTAAGGTAGTAGCTATCAAAGCACCTTCTTATTCGGAGATGAGACATCTTCTTCTTCAGGATATGGCGGTCTATACTTCTTCTGAGATTATCTCGGAGAACTCTGCACAACTTGCTAAGGATTTCAGGCCTTTACAGTTGGGTACCTGTAAACGAGTTATTGTTAAGTCTGATAAGACGACTTTTATTAATGTTATTACGCCTCGGATAACTTCCCGGGTAGATTCCATTCTTTCGGAGATTAGTACCCTCCCCCCTTACTTACAGCAGAAATATGCACTTAGGGCCTCCTCCCTCCTTTCTAAGGTTGGTACTATTCATGTAGGGGCACCTACTGAGGCTGCACATGCTTCCCTCAAGGCTAAGATAGATGATGCTGTACGGTCTATTAAGCAGGCGGATCTTTATGGTGTAATTCCCGGAGGTGGTTATGTGCCCCTCCTACTTTCTTTAGATTTCCCCATTCCCCTCAAAGGGATGTTACTTGCCCCTATTCGATTACTTGCCCCTAACCCCGACGTTGTGATTGAGAAGATACTATCCACCTCTTTAGGGTATAATGCTTCGACGTCCTCTTATGAGGATCTTCTTCAAACGGGTGTAGTAGATCCTGCTTCTACTCTCAAGGAGGCTCTTACTACTGCGATTACTACGGCGACTCTTCTGCTTAATACTCATTATACTATACATGCGGCCTGACAATTCTAATTATTTAGTTACAATTCCTTCTTACCATCCTAATTCTCAAGAGTATAAGATCTTTTGGTCAGAGCAGATAAGGAGGTGTATTGTAGGGTATTGGTCTAATGGTTATTATATGCCTCCGGCTTTATATTTTTATGCTAATCTTGCAACTATTAAGTTGAATAAGGGGAGATCTCAGGCAAAGTCTTATGCCCGTCCTACTCTTCGTGATCTTGAATGGGATGTGTTCTCCTACCTTTTTGAGGCTAAAGGATTTTCAGGTTTTTTAGAGGATACTGAGTATACTTGTTGTCACGAAGTGTTGGAAAACTATTCTTTAGATTATTACTCTTCTAAGTTGCCTCATACCCTATTTAATGGTATACTTAAAAAGTATATTCACCCTCGGGATTATTTAGTATCTCCCCATCCTCATTTTGATACTCCTCTTTATGATAATCAGGTTTCTAACTTTATGTTGATGGGCTCACGTAACTTAGGTAAGTCTTATATGATAGGTGCAGGGTTAATTGCTTATACGTTTCTTTTTGATAATAGATTGAACCTGACCGCACCTCGTGCTTCTACAGAGATTCTGGTAGGCTCTGTGGTGTCTGATAAGTCTGCGGACTTACTTAATAAGGCAAGAGATTGTATGAACCTTCTTCCGGGTAAGTATGATTCTAATAATCTTAATTCTCCCTCTCCTCTCTCAAAGGCTTATGTAGGATCCTTCGCACTTAATTCAGAGGTTATTTCAGGACGAAGAGTTAAGAATACTATTGTAGGGTCTAACTCCACTATCAAGCATAGATCTTTTAATGAGAACTCATTTGCAGCACAAGGTACCCGCCCCTCTATTTTGATAGTGGAAGAGTGTGGGCTTGTACCTAATCTTTTAGATATACATAATAATACGGTAGATAATTTAAGAGATGGTTTACGTAAGACTGGCTCCCTCATTATGTTGGGTACCGGAGGTGATATGGAAAAAGGATCTATTCCGGCATCCCAAATGTTTTTTGAGCCCGATAAGTATAATATTCTTAAATTTCCTAATATTTATGAGGAGTCGTCCTCTGAGATAGGTTATTTTATACCTGCATATCTTTCCCTTAATGAGTATAAGGATGAGAATGGTATTACGGATGTCCCCACTGCTAAACAGGCTTTATTAGATGAGAGAAAGCGCCTGCAACAAGGTTCTCCTGATGCTCTTAATAAGGCGATACAGTATAAGCCGTTTACCCCGTCTGAGATGTTTCTTTCGAGGAAAGCCAATATCTTCCCTTCGGCTGAGTTATCTTCATCTCTTCGCAGATTGATGTTAGCACCTGCTACTCCTATTGAGGTGACTCTATTTTTCGATCCCACTTCTCCTTATCAGGGAGTTAATTATGATCTTAACCCTCATGCTATTCCTCTTAAGACATTCCCTACTACGTCTGAGTCAAGAGACGGGTCTATAACTATATATGAGTTACCCTCTCTTTTTGGATCCCATACTCCGAAAGATGCTTATATTATAGGGCATGATCCTATTAAGGAAGATTCTCCTACAGGTCCGTCTCTTGCGACTATATATGTTATGAAGACTTCTGCTTACTTTTCTTCAAACGGGCATCATGAGATTGTCGCTTCTTTTATTGGAAGACCTTATGAAGGTAAGAATGCTATAAATGATATACTACATAAGTTATCTCTTTTTTATGGCAATGCTACTATCTACTTTGAAGCACAGGTAGGGAATGTAAAGGATTACTTTGAAAGGATTGGCAGACTGGATTTACTTGCTTCCCAGCCTAATACCATTTTTCAGAGGAAAGCAGGATATAATACTGCGCCCTCTACCACGTACGGGTACCCTATGTCTAATGAAAAGATTAAATGGGAGGCCGTACAGTATCTTCGTAACTTCTTACTCGAGACTCATCATGATACTTATCTCAATCTTGATGTTATACCTGATCCGGGACTTCTTCAGGAGTTGCTTGCCTTCTCTATGGATAAGGGTAACTATGATCGTGTAATGGGTTTTATAGGTTGTATAGTAGGGTTACAGGAACTCCACAACCTTTCTGTAAGGAGATCTAAGGTTGATCCTGTAATCAACTCTCAATTTAATAAATTAAACTCACGTTTATTTTCAAATGTTAACAAAACAGAGACTTTCTTTTAACGAGAAGTCAAAATCAAATTTTAAATGGGCCAGAGAGACTATAGATAAGATATTGATGTCTTACTCTCTTGATTCTGATACCGTCAATGAGTATAAGAATGAGTATGAGCGTATGCTCTCTAATTATCAGTTATATAACAATAAGATTAATCAAAAAGATTTTACAAGGTTATGTAACCCTTTAGGTATTGATATAGGCCAGTTGATAGATGAGATACAGCCTTATAATAAGGCGTATAACAAAATACAGGTACTTTTAGGTGAAGAACTTAAACGGCCTTTTAATCACAAAGTTACTCTTACTAATCAGGAGGGTATACAGTCTAAATTAAATGATCGAACGATTGCTCTCAGGTCTTATATATATGCCTCCCTTAGTGCTAAGATACCGGAACTCCCTCAAGAGTTCTCTGACAATCTTATACCCGAAGAGGATATTAAACGGTATCTTTCCTCCTCTTATCTTTCACAGAAAGAGATAACAGCGTCGGCTATTCTTAATTATCTACATAAGAAGTTAGATCTTAAAGATCTTAAATTAGATGCTTTCAAGCACGCATTACTCTCTGCACGAGAATTTATCTATGTTACGTCCACCAATGATGCTCCTGTGATAGAGATTCTTAATCCTTTAGGAGTATTTTATGAGAAGTCGAATGATGTAAAGTATATTCAGGAAGGTTCTTATGCCGGCTATCGAACGTACCTTACTTCCGGGGAGGTACTTGATAAGTACGCGGTTTATCTTACTGATGATGAGATCGAGAAGATAGATAAACTTTCTCTTTCTCCTTATGGAATACAGGTTTCTTCTAATAAGACTATTGAGTATGGTAATGACAGGTTAAATGATAATCCCACTCAGGGTAATCAGATATTAGTACAGCATGTAGAATGGAGATCGCAAAGAAAGGTAGGGTTCTTAACTTCTGACAAGACTGTTATGGTGGATGAGTCTTTCCCCGTTCCTCCTACTGCCATCAAATCTGTTCGCACTAAGGAGTATGGACGTAAGTGTACTTATTACTCTTTTAGTATTGGATCTGTCCCCTATGAGTTGGAATGGTCGTATATCCCTGAGATATGGACAGGTACTAAGATAGGTAGTGATATATATGCTATGGTAGGTCCTGCTAAACATCAGTTTAGAATGTCTGATGATCCTACTAAGTTGTCTTTATCTTATTTAGGAGTAGTATACAATGCTACTAATTCAGAGCCGGTATCTCTTATGGATAGAATGAAACCATTCCTCTATCTTTATTTTATCGTGATGCACAAACTTAAAAAGTTAGTTGCTCAGGATAACGGAAGGATCTTCCATTTTGATACTTCTATGATAGATCCTCAGGTAGGACTTGAAAAAACTCTTTATTATTTAAAGGAACTCAATATTGATTTTTATAATCCTTTAGTTAATGCTGAGCAACCAGGTGCGTTTCAAAGAGGTAAAGTACATGCTTCTACTGATATGTCTACCACCTCGAATGTTATGGCTTATATCAATCTTCTCTCGTTTTTAGATGCTCAAATCTCTGATGTAGCAGGCGTGTCTAAACAACGAGAAGGACAGATATTACCAGGAGAGGCTGTAAACAATGCTAACTCTAATATTCATATGTCGTCTGTAATTACTGAGATATACTTTCATGTGCATAATAAGTTATGGGAGAAAGTACTAACACAACTTCTTCAGGTTACTAAGGATTTATGGTCTTCTAAGTCTGTTACTAAACAGTATGTTTTGGATGATATGTCGATTGCGTCTTTGGAGTTAGATGATACCTATTTTCAGGATGCTGAATTTGGAGTATTTGTTTCCTCTTCTTCTAAGGAAGATGAGATCTTCTCTACGCTGCGTGCATTGTCTGACAGGTTACTTCAGAGCGATCGAGTTACTATATCGGATATAGTTAAGATATTTAAGTCTACTTCTATCGAAGATCTTGAGACTCGTATTATTGAGTCGGAGAAGGCTAAGAAGGAAGAAATTAATAACCAACAAGCACAAAGTTTCCAGCAACAGCAGGAGTTACTTGATAAGCAGTTACAAGCAGAAGATATGAGAGATCTTAGAGATAAGGCTCATGAAATACGCATACAGGAGATAGAATCTTTTAAGTTCGTAAAGGAACAAGATTCTAATAAGGATGGTACTCCGGACCAATTACAGATAGATAAATTAAAATAAGTTGTACTTACCTTATAGATAAGGTATACTTACTCATGAATATACTGTACTTACTCATGAATATACTGTACTTACTCATGAATAAATTAATTTAAGCCATACAGATGCCACAAACAAACAATAATTCTTATATTGACCCTAATAATGATATTATCTTTACGGATAATAACCCCATTGATACCCATGTCGATACCCCTGTCGAAGATTCTGCAACCTTTGACTACACTCCTTATTATGATTTATTAATGGATGAGGGTGTACTCAGGATTGCTGATGACTTTGTATTTGAGAACACAGAAGAATCTTTTAGGGCTGCAATTGCTGCTACCAAAAAGAATGTTCTAAGGGAAGCAACTACTACTATACTTGCCTCAGTTAATGAGGAGATGAGAGCAGTGGTTGATTATGCTCTTAAAGGTGGAACTTCCATTTCAGAAGTATCTGGTAGTACAAAGCATAATATTGATACAGAAGTTAATCAAAAGGAAACACTCTTTAATTATTATAAGGCGACTACGTCACTTTCTGATACTAAGATTAATACTTTAATTGCTAAGATTGATGATCCTGACGAATTATTAGCAGAGGCTACAGATGCTTTAGCAGGCCTCAAAGAACTTGCAGGCAGTAAGCAGTCCCTCCTAACTCAAAAACTTGAAAACGATCGGCTCTCACAAGAAGCCTCTCGAACAGATACTATCAATAAGTTGAACTCTACTATAGAGGAGTATACTACTGATACCAAATATAAAAACAAATTGAAAGGCTTCTTTTTTAATGAAGTCTACTCTCCTGAAGGAACTACTACAGAATTTTCTAAAGTAGTTTCTTCTATTCTAACTAACCCTGCGCATACTATACAGTTGGCAGACGTACTAATTAACTACGATCCTAAAAAAGGAATCGACTTCGCACGCTTTGAAACTAAGGGCGCCTCTAAAGCAAATCAGAGTTTACGCACCCTTCTTTCCACAGCCACTACTAAGACAAATAAATCGAATCAAGCCCCGTTAAAAGAAGATTTTAATTGGGAAGATTATCTGAACATATAAAATGGCATACCCACAATCATCTTTAATAATTAAACATTACGCCGGTTTCGGCGGTAACTTTGTAGATTCACAATACCTTGGCGCTTCTTATGATGCAGGAGCACCCCACGTATTTCAGAACACACTTGCACGCATCTACTCTGCGCAAACCCAATTTACTACCCTCAAGCCTCTGTTAGGCATGACAATGGGTAAACCTAATGGAACAATGGAAATTGAATCCGAGTTCTATCGCTGGAGGCTTGCCGGTGCAGAAGAGAAAAATGCTCGTTCCATCGAGTCAGTTGAGTCTTCTGTAACCCCCGGAATGAATTTTACTACTTTCCGTGTAAAACTTGACTTAGATTATTTCTCTAAGCCAGACGTGCTTCTTCCTGAAGACAATGAATATCCATGTGCAATAATAGATGGACCTCTTCAGGATGGTACAGGTTACGTCTACACTCTTCGCTTACAGACTGACAAGCCTGACGCATTCTTAGATCCTAAGTATTTGCAACCAGGCCGTCAATGGTCTAAAGGTTGGACTTCTACTGCATCTGAGTATAATGATGAGTTCGGTACCCAACAGGCAGCCGGATCTTTCATGTTAGAAAACTACATTTCTTTCTTTGCTCAGAAACTTACTGTTACTGATAAAGCAATGCGGGAAGAAGGTAGATTAGGCTTTGATTTCCTATCTACTGATGCGGCTGGTTCTACTAAAAAAGTAAGTCGTTTTATGCCTTACTATGAGAGCAAGATGTGGGAGACCCTTTATCGTTCCATAGAAACTCAGTTGGTACATGGTAAAAGATCTAAGTTTCCAGGTCGTACCGGATACTGGGTTGCAACTGGTTCCGGCATGCGTGAACAAATGAAGGATTCCTGGCAGGATTATTTCTCCGGCCCGTTGACTACGAATTTGCTACAAGACTTCTTAATGTCAATCTTCTTCTCTCGGGAAGACGAAACCAACCGTAAAGTGGTATTGATGACTGGTTCTTTGGGCCGTCTGATGTTCCACAATGCAATGACTCGTGCAGCATCAGGATTTCTTAACGTAGATACCCTGTTCCAGCATAAAATTGCATCTCCTACTGAAGTACCTCATCTTGCTTTTGGCGCTGAGTATACTCGTTATTATGGAGCACTTGGGGTAGTTGTAGACGTGGTTGTTAACCCTTCTTATGACTCTACTACTAACTGTAAGATCTTCCATCCTGATTATCCGGATATGCCTATCGACTCTGCTCGTATGACATTCCTTGATTTGGGTTCTTCTGAAGGTCAGAATAATATGATGGTGTTGAAACAGAAAGATACGTTCCGTCACGGTTATACTCTCGGAACTGTAGGTCCTAACGGGCCGGTACAAGGTGGGATGGTTACTGCGCTGAAGGCTGGATATGATCGCTTTACTGAAGGATCTGCCGGACTGTTTATTCGTGATATCACTCGCTGTGGGGAACTTATCCCTTCATTTGAAAACTAATGATTAAATTAAGTCTTTTAATAACAGCCTTTTCCGGGGCAGTATCCTCTTTGGTATTTGAAAATAAACTTTCATTTGTAAGAGCCTTAATTCTCACTTTCTCTGGTACAGCCACTGCGGTGTTTACACACTCCATGATACTGTCACACTTTAGTTTAGGTGAGAATTATACGTCTGGAATAACATTTATTACGGGACTCCTATCCATGAAGACTATGGCTATTGTAGCCGCAGTTTTAGATAAACTTAAATCTAATCCTCATATATTATTACGGTATGTTAGAAGCAATAAATCTGATCCTGGCGCTAATTTATAGCATATTAGTCATTTTCTTTCTGCAAAGAAGATTACCATTACCAGACAGTACACATCGAAGGCAGTATTTTTTAATACGGTTAGTCTTCATACTTAGTATAATTGGAGCACTGAACTTACCAACTCTTGGTATCAGTTGTCAGATTATACTATTAACAATTTTTATTTTGTATTTCAAATTCTCGTATAAAACTTCTTACGAGGTCTAAAGTTTATGACAAACTTAGTATTTATATACTCTATACCCCGCACGTCCGCTTTGGGGATTTCTGAATGGGCGAATGATTCCTCCGGGAAAAAACTATCGAAAACAAAAGTAGGCAAGTGTAAGGATACTATCCGTGCACTGTACTCTCCTAAAGTAGGAGGGCTTGCTAATCATATTTCTTACACTCCCTGGTTAAGAGATAATAAACCAGTACTTGATGCTTCAGGTAATCCTCTAATGCTTCAGGAGTATTTTGAGCAGAAGTGGAATAAGCCTAAAGGGTTCTTTACAAATCAGGCTGTAAAAGCATCAGACAATCCTACAGAACTTACTTACTTTCAAAGTAAAGGCTGGAAGATGAACGATGGTGCTACACCTTTTTCTTTGGATAACATGGATGAAGAGATGGGATACTACGTAATGTTAGCATCCTCTTTTGTAGCCAATTCTGAAAAAGATTGGAGAGCACATAAAGCACCCAAGGCATTATATTATATAGCAATTGAAAATGAAGGAGAGGAGATTAAGTATGCCAGATCCTTCATGAAAACAAAGGCTATGGCTATCCTTCATGATGCTGCTATTACAGATGATACTAAACGAAAACTGGCTACTCTGCTTGGCATTGTTAATAGTAAATCAAATCTGACTATGCAGCAATTGCATAATGTCTTATTTGAGGCTATCGAACACTCTTCTTTTACTCCCGACGGCTCGATTAGTAAACTATTGGCTTTAAGGGCTATGTTAGAACAGGCTGTTACTAAAGAACAGTTTGAGGCTCGTTTTATAATTCAGCAGGCAATCGACCGTAGGATCATTTACGAAAAGCAAGGATCATATATCTGGAACAGACCCAATTCCCCACTTACGATAGGCGACCGGTTAGAGGACGCTGTAGAATTTATTCTCTCTCCGAAAAAACAAAAAGAGGTTGAAGAAATTATACAGGCAATCAAACAATCACAATGACTGTAAAAGAAGCGCACTATCATTTTAAGTTATCTTATGATAGAGTAGATACTTCTTCTAAACCTGATTTCAATGAGGCTGAAGTAGATTATTTCTTGAACGAGGCCTTTCTGATGTTCATTAACCAAAGGTACAACCCTATGTCTAATAAATACCAGAAAGGCTTTGAACAGTCTCAGGTAAGGATAGATGATCTATCCACACTAACAATTACTTACCCTCTCCAACCTTTAATTATTCCCCTGTTATTATCTGTTGACGGAGTCCCTGTCTACGAGGTAAAGTTAAACAGTCTACAATACCCGTACTTACATTTTATATCGGGAGTTGCTACGACACAGGGTGTTGATTGTCAGTATGAAAGCCCAATTAGAATTTATAGTAATGATACCTTAGAAGAAGGATTTAATGATCCTTTTGATTCTAAAGATTATAATGGTGTGAAAGCAACATTTGGAAGATCTTTAGATGGCACTCCGTCTTTATTATTACACTCTAAATTAGAAGTAACTAAATTAAAACTTGGTTATATAAAATACCCTTCTAAAGTATCTACCGGAAACTACACTTATTTAGATGGTGTTAAGTACCCTGAGAATACTTTTGAAGTCTCCTCTAATGTACATCAGCAGATTGTCAATATTGCAGTGACGCTTGCGGCAATGGCACTTGAAAATCCAAATGATGTACAGATCAAATTATCGAAATTAAATATACACGAATAATGGTAAACGTAAATAACAAACGTCCTGTAGAAAGTTTTATAGTAGCAACTACAGGTACTACTCTTAAAGTAGCAAGTCAGGTAAATCTTTCTTCCGGTGCAGTAGATTTGGCTAATGGTCAAATCGGTGTTGCTGCAGGTTCTGATTATGGAACTGTCGCTCGAAATGCTTTCCTCCCCACTTCCGCTACAATTGATTCTTCCCCTACTATTTTGATCTATCAGGGAACGGGGGATTCTGCAGCACCTTCCCTCTCTGCTACCAAGTATCCACTTACACCTCGTCCTTACGAAGTGTCGATGCCAATTATCGGTAAGACGAATGTACAGGTTACCAAACAGGTATTCCGTGCAGATCGCAACGCAGCAGTTATTGTAGGCAGACCTACTGCCGCTACTTCAGGTAAAATAATTCCTGCTTCTGATACAGACTATACACTTAAAGTGGCCTTTAGTTCTTTTAGAACAGAAGAGTTCTTTTCTGGACAACAGGGAGTTAGCATCATATCTACTATACGCACTCCTCTGGGGGCTGCATATACAGCAATTGCACAACCAATTGATTGGATCAATTCTAATTTGATTGTAGAACTTAATGGTAGTTCCGCTGGCATTATCTCTCCTAATATACGTAGAGGACGTGCTCCTCTTGCTGCTATCGGCTTAGGTAATACTGCTGGTGTACTCATCTCTTCGATCACTGCAAACAGCATCCTGCCGATAATGAATACTCCTTCCGGTGCAAGATCAATATTTGTAACCCCCGGAATACTGGCTGCTATCACTCTGGCGGCTGCCGCAGGTCCTTACACTCATGTAAGCCTTGTAGACCTTGCTACTGCGGGTACTGCTGCTAACACAGAAACGATTCTTTTGATAGGCTTGGATCATAGAACAGCGTTCATTGATTATATCCCCCAATTGAAAACTGACATTCGTGTTGGTGCAACTGAAGGACTTCATCCACAACTTAGCATTGTTAAAGTTTCTACTCCTGATGAAGGTCAGGGTTCCGGCAGATCTTTAGATCTACTTTACCGTGCTACTCAGGGACAGCGTAAGTACAACTTACGTCATACTACAGATGCGGTTAATCCTGAATATCCTTCTCCCGTAAATGTGAATGCTACTTACACTACGTACGTAGTACATCATGGTAATTCTTTCCAACCCGACAGTTTTAACATGATTTATTCTCCACTTAAAGAAATAGTTCTCATACCTACTGCAGATACAACTTTGCAGACAAATCTTGAAACTCTTTTAAATACGTGGTTAACTTCTGGTGACAATCAGGCTATCATTACTATCTAAAACTAAAGGCCACTGTAAAATGTGGCCTTTTTTATTTGTACAACTATGGAATATAATAATTTCTTTGGTAAATACCAATTAGGAAAGTCTGAATTTCCTTTCTCCTGGGTAGTCACTGATGACACCAGAAGACTGGCGTATTTAGGCGGAGATGTTCCCGGTATAGTAAGTTTTGATGGAACTGGATTAGCCTTTACTCCTTTTTCTTCCTCCATTTTTATTAATGGTTCCGGAGAACTTGCTTCCACTGGTGGAAGTGGCGTATCCAATCTTAGTTTAGGTGCTGTTACTCTTACCACTCGCATTATAAGTAACTCTAATGGGACTGGAGTTACATTACCTGCTGCGACTACTACTTTAGCAGGTCTGTTATCAGGTACTGATAAAGTAAAGTTAGATAGTCTCTCTAATTATACCCATCCTAACCACTCCGGAGATGTAACCTCAGTTAGTGATGGTGTAACTACTATATCAGTTAATGCAGTGAACAACACAAAGTTATCTGATATGCCTGCCAACACTGTTAAGGTTCGTAATGTAAGCACTGTGGGAGACCCTGTGGATATGCTCGTTCTTAACAATCAATTGGTAGGACGAGGTCCATCCGGTGATATACAACCTATTAGTCTGGGTGCTAATTTAACAATTAGTGGTGCTACTTTAAATTCCTCGGGCTTGTCTGATGGAGATAAAGGAGATATAACTGTATCGGGTACTTCTACTGTTTTTACTATAGATAATGGTGTAGTGACTAATGCTAAGTTAAACACTATGCCTGCTTCTACTATTAAAGGTGCGGTAACTTTAGGTACTCCTGAGGATCTTACTCCTTCACAGGTCAAGATAATGCTCTCTTACCTTGGATCGGAGATTACAAATATCCCTGCCGGTAATATTTCAGCAACCAATCTCCAAGCCGCTTTAAATGAATTAGATACTGAAAAGCAAGGTAAAATTCAATTTCAGGAAGATGCTACTAATGTAGGTACTTCAGGGCAGTTCTCTACTATTAACTTTACAGGGGCTTCAGTCGCCCTTAATCCTATTGGGTCTACTCTTGTTGTAGACATTACTGGTGGAGGTGGTGGAGGTGGATCAACTAACATAGCAGAATCTACTCGTACTACTACGACAGTTTTAGTTACCTCAGATACTGGTACGGATGCTACTCTTAGTCCGGCTACATCTTCGTTAGCAGGTGTAATGTCTGCTGCGGATAAAACTAAATTAGATGCTTTAGGGGTATCCTCGAATGGTCTTTCAGGTACTGGTGTTACTTCTACCCCGTTTAAGTTAGGAGGTACTCTTACGGAAAACACTACAATTAGTGGTGCTACTCTCTATGATTTACTGCTTACTCAAATGGATTCTGTGTTCATTGAGGCTAATGACGGAACTGCGTCTAAAGGTACCTTGTCTCTAACTACTCCTTTATCTTTAGGATCTTTTTTACGGCAGGAGCACATCTCTAACGCAACTCAGGCAGCAGAGGTCAGAGTTGATGCAGACGGGCCTTTAACCCGGTTTATACAACAACTCGGTGATGCTCAATCAGGGGTACTTATACCCTCTCATTTATCAACTGAGTTGATTGCTAATGATGGTATTAATCCCGTAAAGAATTATGGGGTTACTTCTACCGATCATTTTATTAAAGGGTTAAAATCTTTATCCTCATCTCAGATTGTTCATTACAATTCTTCGACAGAGGTACTTTCATATAGTACCGCTCCTCCTGTTATGTTTGAATATGATATTCCCATAACAAGTGGAAACACTAATTCTAAACTCCGGGTGGTTGCTACTACCCCCTCTTTAACTGCAGCATTTAGCAGCGGAGTGTTGACTCTGAGCAATCCTCCGGCAGCAACAAGAATAATGTCTGTTGACTGGAGATACGTCTCAGCGGACATACAGGCTGCTTCTGACGGAGTAACTACACAATGGGTTAGAGTAGTACTTAATTCAAATACAGGAAACACTGGCATAGATGATATGAGAGTGCCCATTGTACAGAAAACTGCGATACCTTCTACGGGGGCATTAGCCTTTAACAATGCGGCTTCTATTGATATAGATAACAATCCGGCTGTTACTATAGTTGGTGTGGGATCCGGTACCATTACTATTAGAATTTCAGGATTAACAGCGGGTGCTCAGGGAGGACACTTAAAATTCACTAACATATGAAAATTATTATTTTTTTATTCTTTTTGGTGCTCTCCTCCCCCATCTATGCTCAGGTAGAATCATCGCCTCCCTTCTATGGGAGGACGCAGATTAATGCTCAAACCGGATCAGGAGTTGGTTATTGGGAGATAGCAGGTACTTTCTTTGATCAAACTGGATTTTGGGATGCTACTTCTATTCAGGTAGGAGATATAGTGTTTTTCTCTGATGCCGGAGTAGGTTACTATTTACCTGTCACTGTTGTAGTAAATACCACTTCTATTAACTATACTGTTAGAATTAATAACACTGGTATTACGGGAGTGTCTATGGTACCTGTTACGGAGGGTGCAATCTATACTCCCTCCGCCCATAACCTTGCACCTTTTATATCCGGTATAACTGATCCTAATCAACAAACACTTCTACATAATAATGTAGTAAACATTGAAACTGAATTAAAAGCCGTAGATGAGGTTGCTATCTATACTGCTTCGGGACCACCTCCTAACAGTCTTAATAGTATTGATGGTTACTTCTTAGCAATGGGACAAGATGGTGACGGGCCTTTATATCGATGGGAAGTTTCTGATTGGGTACTTGTAGGAGGACTTAGAAACTTTGAGCAGTATTATACTGCTACATCAAATCAAACTATTTTTAATATTAGCGGGTACACACCCATAGCACCTGCAGGGGGAGTCTATCCTATATCTGTTTACCGCAATGGGGTTAAGTTACGTTATGTAGCATCCGGCCCTACCGTTAATCAATTCTCTTATTCAGGTGCAACTGTTACTTTAGCAGCATGTCGCTTAAACGATGAAATTACTATAACATTTAACAACTAATGAAAAATTTACTAATCCTTATTTCTTTCCTATTATTAGGAATTACTGTTCAGGCGCAAACTAATATTCTTAAACAAGGTGGTGTGCGTACCGATACTTTACAGACATTACGTTTACGTACCACAGGTGCTACCAATGGACAGATACTCCAATTTAATGGTACTAACTGGGTAGCGGCTGCTGCGGGTACTAACGTGACTGATTTAAGTATATCCGGTAGGACTTCTACTGCGTTTCTATTAGAAAGTTCTTCAGGTGCAGACGTTTCAGTACCTGCTGCAACTGGTAGTTTAGCAGGTCTTATGCTTGCTGCGGACAAAGTTAAGACTGACTTTTTAACAGTAACTGCTGGAACAGACTTAGATGCTATTAGAACCGCATCTCATGCAGCAGTAACTGTGACTGACAACGCCAGACTTGACTTTACTCTGACAGGTCAACAGGTAACCGCTGATATTATTGCGGGAAGCATAACGGCTACTGAAATTGCCACTAATGCTGTAACTACTGTTAAGATACTAAATAGTGCTGTTACTGCCGCTAAAATAGATCAGATGGGGGCTACTAACGCACAAGCATTAACCTGGAATGGGTCTTCCTGGGCACCTTCTACTCTACCCTCTCCTGTACGTAGAGAAGAGCGTTACACAGCAACTGCTGCTCAAGCGTCCTTTACTACTGCTTTTTCTGCTCCGGCAGCAGCGGGTACTGCACTACCTTATGCTGTTTATAGGAATGGAGTATCTTTAGACTGGGTTGCTTCCGCACCTAATATCACACAATTCACATACACAACTACTACGGTAACTACGGCTGCCTGCGCAGTTAATGATTTAATTAAAGTTGTTTACTTTAACTAATATGAGATTAATACTTTTATTTTTGCTATGGAGTAGCACTATGTACTCCCAGAAGATTATACGAGAGACTACGGATGGTGTATTGAAATATTCCATGGAAGTCACTAATGAGTCCCCCGATGGTACCACTACGTATCGAAGTTCTCCGGTAGATAGTTTGAGTATGGTAAGTGATTTGTTCAAACATACTATTGCGCTGTATGAAACCTTAACACTGAAAAGAACAGAATTAGAAGAACTTGAAAAATCTGCTAATCAGGCACGGTTATTATATGCCAAATACGATACCTCGGGTTATAATGTAAGAGCAGCAATTAACTATGCTCCTGATTTATTAGGTACTTACACTTGGAAAAAGGATACCTTTAATATTGCCTCGGGTAAAGCAGGACAACTCATTTTAACAACGAAAGGGAAACAATCAGGTAACGTAGTAGTGTGGAGTTACTCGTCTGTTGAAATTAGAAATTACTTTATCCTCAATAATACGAAAATTAATGTTCTCTTAACTCGTGGTATTAAAGAATGGTATTTTACTATTGACAAAACTAAACACAGACTAAGAAAAATATGAAAAATTCACTAACTATCCTACTTGTGTTTATTAGTTTTGGCTTGTACTCACAAGTAGCAGTCATAGGCCCTGGTGGATTTAGGGCGGGTACCACAGCAACTACTAACCAGGCATTGATCTGGAATGGTAGTGCGTGGGTACCCGGTACCATAGTCAATACAGAGGCCCAAACACTGAGCAGATCAGTATCTACTAATAATATTGTTACTATCTCTGTAACGGGAAGTACTATCAATGTAGAGGATTTAAATGTAACTGCAAACGCTACTTTTACTCCTGCGAACTTTACCGCTACTACCGGATTAACTTTACCGACTGAAAATTCTAAGATAAGGTTAACTCGAAATGGTATATTATACGTAGTAGGAGCGGCTGGCTGTGGGGCTTGTAATGCAACTCGTTCAGGCTCTGTCTTTACTTTTGCAAGAGCATTGGTTGCAGGAGAAATTATAACCGTAACCACACCACAACAATGAGATTACTATTTTTATTTTTACTATGGAGCAGCACCATTTACTCTCAAACTGAAGTACAAATTACCCCTAATCAGATAGGTGCCTTTGGGGCCTCTAATAATGATTTCATGCTTTACTCTACGGCTACTACGGGGGGCCAGTGGACTGCTCCTGCAACTTTTTTACCCTTGGCAAACTATTGGACCAGGACAGGAGTAAATCTTAGTTACACTGCCGGAAATGTTCGTATAAGTGGGGCAGCCCCTACCGATCCGAATACTACACTTACGCTTGGGGGGCCAGTGGAGTTTACCTCCGGACAACCAAGAATTTATTACCCTCCTGCGTTAGGTCTTAATGCTTTTTTTGGTTTTAACCAGTCTTCCGGAGCACCAGGGTTTTTTCAAGGTTTGGGACCTGACGGTTCGGGTGTAATACGTAGATTAACGACAGGTGCGGTTTTCGGGGCAGAGTTTGGGAGAGGAGGTTTTACTATTGGCTTTTTTGCTTTACCCTCCGGACAGTTAGCCGTAGGAGACCCTATCAACTTCAACAACGCATCATCTTCCTCGGGTGAGCGAGGATGGTTGAGATCAGATGGTACCTGGGTGTTTGGAGGCGACGTTTATAATGTTGGTTTTTTGTCAAATCCTCAAGAAGTTTTCACAGTTGGTGGCGGGGCTGTGTTTCAACAAAGGGTGCAGATTAGGAACG